AGTAAATTCATGACTATGAATGAGTTAGTAAACCATCCAGAGCATTACAAAGCAAGAGGATTAGAAGTGATTGATATCATAGAAGCATATCAATTAAACTTTGCACTTGGAAACGTTGTTAAATATATTTTAAGAGCAGACAAGAAAGCAAACAAGAAGCAAGATCTTGAAAAAGCTAAATGGTATTTAGAACACGAACTTGATAAGTTCAATGGATAATCTGATAACTGCTATTGTAGGCTTTGTTTTGTTTGAGTTAATAATTATATTCTACTTAGCATACAAAGTTGCTCAGAAGGCAAAGAAAATAAGAAGAAACCAATGAATCACGAAGAGGAGGCAAAAAGTTTAATCAATAATTGTTTATTCTTTACAGGAGATAAAGAAAGAGCAAAGAGTTGTGCCTTATATATGGTCGAACTATTCATTGGCCACTTAGGTTATTTAGAAGAAGATAAGAACTTGCAAGTAGATTATATGCAAATAAAGAAAAAACTGTACGATCTTTAATGGACGACATCTATTCTAAACACAAACACTGGATAAAAATAGTCCAAGGATTTGGAGAAAAAGAATATGCAGAAGACATTGTCCAAGAATCATACATAAGAGTCTACGGAAAAGATATTAATTTTGCATATTTCTATCAAGTATTAAGAACAATGACCTATCACCTTCATCACAAAAAGGTAGAGAAAGTCGAAATAACAAAAGAAATAGAATACTCTTTAAAAGAAGAGAATACAGGAGAAGAAGAAATAAAAGAGATACTAAAACCATACATTGATTTTATAAACACATGGGATTGGTATGACAAAAAGATGTACATGCTCTATGTGACAACAGATGTCTCAATGAGAAAAATGGCTAAAGATTCAGGAATACCTTTAATGAATATATTTCAAACATTAAAAAGGTGCAAAGAAAGAATAAAACAATGGCAAAAAGAAAATCAAAAGGCTTAGGTGATACTATTGAAAAGATCACTGAAGCAACTGGAATTAAAGCAGGTGTTGAAGCATTATCAAAAGCATTAGACTGGGACTGCGGATGTGATGAACGTAAAGCTAAACTTAACGCAATCTTTCCATACAAAAAACCTAATTGCTTATCAGAAGAAGACTATCTATATCTTAAAGACTTTTATGCATCTAATCCAAACACATTAAGTTTGAAGATACAAAGAGAACTTCAAGCTATTTACTTAGCAGTATTTAATACTCCTTTTGTTGATTCATCATGTCCTTCTTGTTGGAGAGATATGATTGGACAACTTAGAAAGGTTTATAACGAGTTTGAATAATCATTTTTTTTCACATGGAAGATAAAAAAAGAGGAGGCGCTAGAGAAGGTGCCGGGCGTAAATCTAAAGCAGAAGAACAATCACTAGTAGAGAAACTAACTCCACTAGAGCCAAAAGCATTTGCAGTATTATCTCAAGCGTTAGAAGATCATAAAGACTGGGCAGTTAAATTGTTTTTCCAATATCAATTTGGTATGCCTAAGCAGGTTGTTGATCAGAACACTACACATACGATTAACGATTTCGATCTAAAAGACATCGTCAACTTTAAGTGATAGAACTTAATAAGAAATACATTCCGCTATTCTCAAGCGATTCACGGTATTACGTTATAACTGGTGGCCGTGGTTCAGGTAAATCATTTGCTCTGAACTCATTCCTTTTGCTTCTGACTTACGAAGTTGGTCATGTAATACTATTTACTAGATACACATTAGTCTCAGCTCACATCTCAATTATTCCTGAGTTTGTTGAGAAGATAGAAATGGCTGGACTTGATAATGATTTCTCAATCACAAAAGATGAGATCATTAATTTAAAGACTAAGTCAAAGATTTTATTTAAAGGTATTAAGACGTCATCTGGAACACAGACTGCAAATCTTAAATCACTATCAGGAGTAACAACATTCGTATTAGATGAGGCAGAAGAATTAGTAGATGAAGATGTATTTGATAAAATTGACTTATCTGTAAGACATAACATCAAACAGAATAGAGTTATCCTTATTTTAAACCCTACAACAAAGGAGCATTTTATATATCAAAGATTCTTTGAAGCTCGTGGTGTGGAGGCAGGAGAATCTACGACAAAGCAGGACACGACTTACATTCATACCACCTATCTTGATAATATTGAAAACCTTAGTGACTCTTTTATAACTCAGATTGAATCTCTAAAGGAATACAATAGAAAGAAGTATCAACACCAAATCCTAGGTGGATGGCTAGATAAAGCAGAAGGTGTAGTATTTACTAACTGGAGCTTTGGATCGTTTAATCCTGATAACTTACAAACGTCATTTGGACAAGACTTTGGATTCTCAATAGATCCAACAACATTAGTTGAGGTTGCTATAGATAAGAACAAAAGAAAGATCTATGTAAAAGAGCATCTTTACAAACCAAAACTAACTACAACTGAAATTGCAGTAATTAATAAACAAGTTTGTGGAACAGGTTTAATTGTTGCGGATAGTGCAGAGCCAAGACTTATTGCAGAGCTTCAGAATCAACGTTGCAATATCGTAGCAACTGAGAAAGGAGCAGGATCAATTACTGCTGGACTAGCATTGATGCAAGATTATGAAATAGTTTTAGAACCTAATAGTCAAAACATTGCAAAAGAACTTAACAACTACATCTACTCAGATAAGAAGTCTGGATTGGTCATTGACAACTACAACCATGCCATCGATGCAATACGTTATAACGTCTTCTATCACTTGTCTAATCCCAATAAAGGACAGTATTTCGTCTACTAATAACAAAAAAATCAACTTAACGTTTATACAATATGAAGTTAGAGATAACGATTCCAACTGATTTAAGCGAAATTAAGCTATCTCAGTACCAAAAGTTTTTAAAGATTTCAGATGAAAATGATGAATCTGATTTTATTCATCACAAGATGATTGAAATCTTTTGCAACGTAGAGTTGAAATATGTATCTAAGTTTAAACGTAAACAAATAGTTGAGATTGTAACGACAATCAATAACCTATTTACTAAGATACCGCCGTTTAAAAATAGATTTACATTAAACGGGATTGAATATGGATTTATTCCAAATCTTGATGATATATCTCAAGGGGAATATATGGATCTTGACAATTATATTGTGGATGTTGCTGATCTTCATCGCTCTATGGCAGTAATGTTTAGGCCGATAAAGAATAAACTAAAAGATAAATATACGATTGAGTCATACGAAGGCTCAGATGTTTATGCTGAAAAAATGCTTGATGCACCTTTAGATGTAGTTTTAGCTTCAAGGGTTTTTTTTTATCATTTAGGCAAAGAGTTGCTGAAAAGTACATTGACCTATTTGGAGGAGAATCCGCAGATACAGACTATTCTGAACAAGCACAATTCGGCAAAAGATGGGGATGGTATTCATCCATTTATGCGCTTGCTCAAGGAGATGTCAGGCGATTTGATGAAATATCCAGACTTCCGCTTAATCAATGTCTAACCTTTTTGACATTTGAAAAGCAAAAGAATGATTTAGAATTAAAAATGCTTAAAAAACAAACCCGATGAACGGATACTTTTACGTTGTAAATACATAAAAGAATTATTAAAAAGCGACTCCGTTCGTTAATACTGTTACTATTGGGGACATCTTTGCAGTTGATTTGACTAAGCAAACTATCTTTCCATTAAATCATATCATTGTAAACAACGCAACGCTTGGCGATGTAACTATGTCAATGAATATCTCAATTCTATTTATGGATACTGTAGATGATTCAAAATCAGAAATAATAGATTTATGGGAAGGTAATGATAATGAGCAAGATGTATTAAACTCAACGCTTACTTTAGCACAAAAGCTATCTGCTGATTTAATGCGAGGCTCATTATATTCTTCTCAGGTTTTGATTTTAACAGAGCCATCTGCTGAGCCTTTCACGGATCGTTTTGAAAACAAGATTGCTGGATGGACACTTACATTTGATGTGATTGTTCCAAACGATATGACTATATGCTAGAGAAAAGTTACAAACTTCTTGACCAGTACAAAAAGTATGTAATTCAGCAGGCTAAAGCTAATTTGTCTAAGGGGCGCAATAATATGTCCAAGACACTTTACAATAGCATTAAAGGCGAAGTTGTAACAGATGACAACTATGCGATTGTAGCTTTCCGAATGGAATACTATGGTCAATTTTTAGATGAAGGTGTTAAGGGAGCTTTCCCTAATATGGTTAATAATGGAAAGCAAAAAGCACCAAATTCTAGGTTTAGGTTTACAAACAAAAGACCGCCAGCAGGAGTGATTGCTGAATGGGCAAAGAAGCGAGGTATAAGGTTAAGAGATGAAGAAGGCAAGTTTAAAAAAGGTAGTTACAAAACTCTTGGATTTATTATTGCGAATCGTATTTATGCTCAAGGGATAAAGCCTACCTTATTTTTTACTAAGCCATACGAAGCAGGATTTAAAAAATATATTATAGACCAAATGCCAACCGAAGTGGCAATAGATGTAGATAGAATAGTTGATCTTAATTTAAAACAACAATGATAATTAACGCACGGAGTCCGTATTTTGTAACGGTAAACGAAACTGGTCAATTAGGATCTAAGATTGAATTGTTTTTGTGGAACGATGGAACATCTGAGCCATCAACTGCAACTTATACATTCTCTAAATCTATTGCCTCCACATCACAAAGAACAAACGTTTATAATATCTCTCCTTACGTTCGTGAGTATATTGATAACGTAGCCCCAGATGATACAACTGAGTTGATGTGGGTTAATATCAAAATTAAACGATACAAAGAAGCAACACTTGGCTCATATACGTTATTAGATACAACTACTCACGCAGGTGTTAATGGTTACACGCTTTACACAGATGGCTACAACAAGACAGATGCAAACGATGAGTTTGTAGTTCTTGCTAATACTAACATTGAGATTACTTACGAAGAAGGGATTGCGGAGGCAGAATATCCTTATGTGAACGTGTATGCTGATTTAACTTCTCCTGCTGAGATTAGAGCAGTTTATAAAGATAAGCACGGCAGAAACGATGTAACTGTTACATACGACACAGGAGACAAAGGAATTATCAAGATTCCATATAGAACGACTTCAATTAAATACAACAAAGGGAATACTTTAGCTATTCAATGGAGACCAACTGGCGAGTACACAGATGTAACTAAAACATTTGTTGTTACTCCTATTTGCGAGCCTAAATTTACTCCAGTTCAATGTGCGTTTATTAATCGTTATGGTGGATGGCAGTTTTTGACTTTCTTTAAAGCTCAAACAAATAACATACAAACAGAAGGAACAACATACAGAATGCTACCTAGTGCAGTTAATTATGACACTAGCAAAGCACAGACAAAATCATTCAATATCAACGGAACGCAAAACATTAAATTGAATACTGGATGGGTTGATGAGAATTATTCTGAACTAATTCAGGATCTTTTGCTTTCGGAAACAATACTTTTGGATGGTAAGCCAGTTGAGATATTGACAAATTCAACTGATTTAAAGACTTCTTTAAGAGATAGAAATATCAATTACGAGATTGATTTCCAATATGGTTATAGCTTAATAAACAACGTGATTTAATGGTAATTGTAGCGATTTATATTTATGATGATGTTACTGGTTTAGCTAATCGTGTTGAGTTATTCAATGATGAGAAGATTTCTATTACTTCATCTGTTCAAGATGTAAATGACATCTCTAAAATCTTTACTGATTTCTCTCAATCGTTTACCGTTCCAGCTTCTAATGCTAACAACAAGATTTTTAGACATTGGTATGAAAACGCTATTGAATCAGGATTTGATGCCAGAACTAGAAAGAATGCTTACATTGAGCTAGATACTATTCCATTTAGAAAAGGAAAAATTCAGCTTGAAAAAGTTTCTGTTGTAAATGGGCAAATAGAAAACTATCAAATAACTTTCTTTGGTGCTTTAATATCTTTAAAGGATGCTTTTGGAGGCAACTATTTAAAAGATTTAGATTACTCAACAGTAAACTTTAGCTATTCAGGTGCAGATGTTGTTTCAAAGGTTTCAACAACTACATCTAGTAATATAAAGTATCCTTTAATTACTTCAAAAAGAGTTTGGCAATATGGAGGCTCAGGTACTAGCGTAACAAACTGGGATATATCTAAAACGGCATCTCCAATTTATCACACCGATTTATTCCCTGCAATTAGATTATCTACATTGTTTGAAGTAATTGCGACAAATTTAGGTGTAACATTTACAGGTAATTTCTTAACTGATTCACGATTTACAAGAGCTTTTCTTTGGTGCAAGAATGCAAATGATTTCCAAATTAAAGTTGAAGCCTTAGAGGTTATATTTCAAACTAAATACTCAACGACTGGATCATTAGAGTTGTTTGATTTAGATACTCACACGCTTACTTATGTAGATGAAGGAGGCTCAACATTTATTGAGACACAAACATTTGATATTACCTGCTCAGCCAATGGCATTGCATCCGTATTTTATGTATATCGTAATGGAGTTAAGGTTTATGCTTTAAACTTTACTTCATCAACTACAAGCCAGCAATTCGAATTGTTAATTCGTGGATCTGGTAACTATACTTTTAAAATTAGTGCAGCGAGTACGTTATCATTTACTTCAGAGTTAAATTTTGCAATCTCAGATGGAAGCGAAGTTGTTCGTGATATTGAAGTAATTCAAAGCACTACTCAAACAACTAACACGCTTTTAGATTTGGCTAATTATATGCCAGAAATAAAAACAGAAGATTTCTTTGCAGGAGTTTTAAAGATGTTTAATCTTACTTGCTATTCAGATATGGCTGGTGTATTTACTATTACTCAGCTTGAGGATTGGTATGATGATGGCGAAATTAGAGATTTAACTCAATATGTTATATCTGATAATTTTGACATTGAAAGAGTAACTCCTTACAAGATGCTAAACTTTACTTATCAAGATAGTGAAGCTCTTTTAAACGTAGGCTACAAGCAAAACTCGCCTATCCCATACGGAAACTTAAACTACTCATTAGAAAACGATGGAGCTGAGTATTCAGTTGAATTGCCTTTTGAAAATATGCTTTTCGGAAAGTTTACCGATACAAACCTACAAGTTAGTTATGCTTTAAAGACTGATTATCAACAATACATTCCAAAGCCTGTTATCTTATACGACTACGGAACACTTCAAACTTGTTCGGCTTATTATATTAATGATGGATCAACAACTGCATCCAAAACTACTGTAAACATATTTGGACAAGACACTTCTGCATCTAGTGTAAATCACACATTAAACTGGGGATTAGAGATTTCATCTTTTACAGGTAACACAGAAGAAAACACTTTATTTAATGATTATTACGAAGCGTATTTAAACAATATATATTCTGTAAAGTCACGAACTTTTATTATTAAGGCTATCTTACCAATAAGCATAATATCATCGCTTAAATTGAATGATAGAGTGGTTATTCGTGACAAGAGATATGTCATTAACACGTTCACAACTGACTTAACAACTGGAGAAGTAGGACTTAATCTTTTAACAGATTTTAGAGCACTATGATAAAGCAAATAATTGAAATGTTAAACGTTTTGCCTCATTATAATCAGAGCGAAACAATAGAAATTGCCAAAGGTAAACACGAGCTACCAACGACAATAAAAAAAGGATGGAATCAAATTAAACGTAATTACAAATGGCAAAGTCAATCGAAGTAGATATTAATGTAAATAACAACATTGAAGGATCTATTGCTCAATTAAAAGCTCTAAAAAGAGAGTTAAAAAATACTGCCGTAGGTACAGAAGAATTTAAAAACCTATTCAATCAAATAGATGACTTAGAAGACAAAATTAAGTCTGCTAAAAACGTTTCTAGCGATTGGATTGATACATTAGAATCAGCAGGTGGCCCAGTCGGAATGCTAGGAGGAGCTTTAAATAAAGCAAAGGTTGCCACGCAATCATTTGGCTCAGCATTAAAAGCGACTGGTATTGGTTTAATTGTTGCCGCAGTTGGTGGATTAGTTGCTGCATTCTCTGAATCAGAATCTGCAATGAAGAAACTTCAGCCTTTATTTATAGGGTTTGAAAAGATTCTTGGCGGTATTATGAAAGTATTTGAGCCATTGCTTGATATGTTTATTGAGTTAGCTCTAAAAGCATTGCCATTTATCACTAAAGGTATTGGTGGATTCTATTCAGGATTGTTTGCCTTATTTACATTGCTTAAAAATGTAGGTATGGGAGCAGGAAATATCTTAAAAGGTATTTTCACTCTTGATTTTGATGCAATAAAAGAAGGATACAATCAATTAACTGGTAGTTGGGGAGCAGCAGTTAAGGATTTTGAAGCAACTAATAAAAGATTTGCTGAAGGAACAAAAGAGCAAACTAAAACTGAAAAGGCAAACTCTAAAGAAAGAGTTGAAAATAGAAAAGCGGAGAAGAAACAAAAAGATGAAATTGTTGATGCTGAGCTTTTAAAGCTCCGTGAATTTCAAGGCGAGTATGAAAACTACCTTAAACAAATTGCAGATTTAGAAAAGCAATATACTCTTGAGGCAGAAAATACCCAAGCCGAAACGGAGCAACAAAAATTAAATCTTTGGTATAGAAGACAAAAGGAAGAAATTGATCGCATAACAAAAGCAGGTGGCGAAAGAAATAATTTATATGCTTTACTTGAAATCCAAAGAGCTGCAAAGCAAGAAGAGATAAACAAAAAAGCAGCAGAAGAAGAGCAAAAGATTTTAGATGCAAGACTTGCAGCACAATTAGCTTTTGTTGATGCTCTTCAAGGAGTTCTTCAAGGAATAGGTGCATTATTTGCTCAAGGTAGTGCGGAGGCTAAAGCATTTGCATTGCTTGATATTGCGGTAGGAACTGCAAAAGGATTTATTCAAGGATTAGATATTGCACAAAAATCTGCTGCGGCAACTGGTCCTGGTGCCGCGTTTGCATTCCCTATATTTTATGCACAACAAATTGGTGCAGTATTGGCGGCGGCTGGAAGAGCAAAAGCAATTTTAGCATCAAGCTCTGCATCTTCAGCAGGTGGAGGATCTGCATCAGCTCCATCAGCACCTCAAGCTCCTTCATTTAACGTTGTAGGAAACTCAGGAGCAAATCAAATTGCACAAACAATTGGCAGACAATCACAATCTCCGATTAAGGCTTATGTGGTATCTAAAGATGTAACAACACAACAAGCACTTGATAGAAATATCGTTAAAAGTGCAACTTTAGGATAGTGAAAATAAAACAAGGGTAATTTTTAAACGTTTATGCGATATGAGAATTGTAGAATTAGTAATTGAAAAGGACTTAGATGGCATTGATGCCGTTAGCTTAGTAGATGCTCCAGCAATCGAAGAGAATTTTATTGCTCTTAATAAAGAATATGAAATGAAGCTAGCAGAAGTTGATTCTGACAAGCGGATTTTGATGGGACCAGCATTGATTCCTAATAAACAAATTTATCGTAAGCACGGAAAGGATGAGTTCTATGTGTTCTTTTCTGAGGCTACCGTTAAGAAAGCAAGCGAATTATTCCTACAAAATGGCAACCAATCAAACGCTACGCTAGATCACAAGACTAAATTTGATGGTGCAACTGTTGTTGAATCTTGGATTATAGATAATCCTGAAATGGATAAGTCTAAAAACTACGGATTCTCATTGCCAAAAGGTACTTGGATGATTGGAATGAAAATTGAAGATAAAGAAGTTTATCAAGATGCTAAGGATGGCAAATACAAAGGTTTTTCAATCGAAGGATATTTTGCAGACAAATTAGAAATGTCTCTTCAAGATATTGAAGCGGAAAATATTATAAATGAAATACTAAACATTTTAAAAGATGGCAAGTAAAAAAACGAGTCCACAAGCAAGTAATAAAGAAGCTTGTCTTTGTGAGGATGGCACATACTCAAAGGAGTGTTGCAAAGGAGAAGAAATCAATCAAGGCATCGGTGCTTTAGTTGGTCAAGGATCTTCAGTTGTAATTAATACAAACGAGCCTCGCACAGTAGGTTCTGGAAGTTAGTAAATTAAAACAAATAAATAAATGGAATACAAGAACAAATTAAACCAAATCAAGGCGCTTTTGTCTTTAGAGGTTAAACTTGCTCAGATGAAGCTAGAAGATGGAATTACCATCGTTGAGGCAGAATCATTTGAGCCTGAATACTCTATTGGCATTGTGACTCCAGATGGAATCGTACCTATGCCTGTAGGTCAGTACGAATTAGAAGATGGTAACACAGTAACTGTAGAAGTTGAAGGTGTTATTGCAGCGATTGGACCTATGCAAGAAGAAGTAGGACCAGAAAACGAAGCGGCACCAGAAGAAGCAGTTGCTCCTGAATTAGAGGCTGAACCTGTTGCTCCAACTCCTAAGCGTATTGTAGAATCAGTTTCAAAAGAGACTTTCTTTGAATCACAAATCGCTGAGTTAAAAGCAGAGATCGAATCATTGAAATTAGCTGCTCAACAAAAAGAAGAAGAAGTACAATTGTCTTCAGAAGAAGAAGCTTCAGAAGCAATTTCATTTAACCCTGAAGCTGGTGTTAAGCCAGAAGGTTTCAAGTACGCTAAGAACCGCGCTAAGAACATCCAGGATTCAGTTTATAACAAATTATTCAACTAAATTAATTAAATCAAGAAATGGCAACTACAACGTCAATCACAACAACTTATGCGGGTGAGTTTAAAGATAAAATCATCGCAGCAGCATTATTATCTTCTCCAACTATCGACAACGGTGGTATTGAGATCAAGCCAAACGTAAAGTACAAAGAAGTTATCAAGAAAATTGCTACTGATGCAATCTTAAAAGATGCTACTTGTGATTTTACTGCTACTTCAACTGTAACTTTAACTGAGCGTATTTTACAACCAGAAGAGTTTCAAGTTAACCTTCAATTATGCAAAAAAGATTTCCACAGCGACTGGTTATCGGCACAACAAGGTTATTCTGCATTTGATGTTCTTCCAAAATCTTTCGCTGATTTCTTAGTAGCTCACGTTGCTGCTAAAGTTGCTGCAAAGAACGAAACTAACATCTGGACTGGTGTTACTGCTAACGCTGGTGAATTCAATGGTATCATGACATTGTTAGCTGCTGATGCTGCACTTCCAACTGCAAACGAAGTTGCTGGTACAACTGTAACAGCTTCTAACGTTGTTGCTGAGTTAGGTAAAATCGTTGATGCTATCCCTTCAACTCTTTACACTAACGAAAACCTTTACATCTATGTTTCTCAAAATATTGCTCGTGCTTACGTTCGTGCATTAGGTGGATTTGGTGCTTCGGGTTTAGGTGCTAACGGTACAAACACTCAAGGAACTCAATGGTACAACAACGGATCATTATCATTTGATGGTGTTAAAATCTTCGTTGCTAACGGTTTAGCTTCTAACACAGCTTGTGCTACATTGAAAGACAACTTATACTTCGGTACTGGCTTAATGTCTGATATGACTGAAGTTAAAGTTATTGATATGGCTGACATCGACGGTTCTCAAAACGTACGTGTTGTTATGCGATTAACTGCTGGTGTTCAGTACGGAATCGTTGAAGATATCGTTACTTACGGAATCACTAACTCAGCTAACTAATTAGCAAACTAAAAAAAGCACCTCGTTAATTCGGGGTGCTAATTTTTAACGTTTTAAATAAAATTAATATGGCTTGCGATATTTCATTAGGACGCATTGAGCCTTGCAAAACGAGTACCGGTGGCTTAAAGGCTGTCTACTTCGTTAACTGGGGAGATGCGACAGGTTACACATACGATGCAACCGACACTGATGTAATTGATGCAGTAGCAGGAACTCCTTCAGCTTATAAGTATGAAGTAAAAGGAAACTCTAGCTTTGAGCAAACAATTACATCTAGCCGTGAGAACGGAACAACATTCTTCGAGCAAGTTATTAACTTGACTTTGAAAAAATTATCAATTGCAGACCACAAGCAAGTTAAATTGTTAGCATACGGTCGTCCTCAAGTAATCGTTGAAGACACTAATGGCAATTTCTTCTATGCTGGTTTACAACATGGTTGTGAAGTAACTGGAGGAACAATCGTTACTGGTGCAGCAATGGGAGATCTTTCAGGCTATACATTAGTATTAACTGGTCAAGAGCCAGTACCTGCAAACTTCTTAGGAGCTTCACTTACAAGTGCTGGATTTACAGTAG